AAGGAGGCATCGCTACGGCCATTTTTAGCCTTGAAATGAGCTCTAATCAGTTAGTTGAAAGGTTAGAGTCAATCAGCTCTGAACTGCCCTTAAAACGTCTTAGAATGAATTTACTGACCGATAACGAAAAAGTTCACTTATTGCGAACTGACGACAAGATACTTACTTCCCCCATCTACATAGAGGATATGGGCGGTATTAGTGTAACCCAGCTACGAGCCAAAGCAACTATTCTTAAACAGAAGTATGGCATAAAGATTATCTTTATCGATTACCTTCAACTTATGAGTGGTACTGGCAAGTCAAACCAAAACCGAGAGCAAGAGGTATCTTACATTAGTAGGAGCCTAAAAGCACTTGCCAAAGAGTTGGAAGTACCTATTATCGCCCTATCCCAATTATCACGCAGAGTAGAAGAACGAGGGGATAAGATGCCTCAGCTATCTGACCTTAGAGAATCAGGATCTATAGAACAAGATGCTGATGCTGTGATAATGCTAATGCGACCAGGCTACTACGAGCAAACTGAGTCAGTAGAGATTGGTGGCAGAGAATATTCTCCTAGTGATTTAGTAGTTTGTAAGGTGGAGAAGAATAGACACGGAGCCACAAAAAACCTAGCATTGAGATTTTTACCTGAAACAATGACCTTTCAAGATTATGTCCAAGGGCTATAGAAATAGAAGAAAGTTTGAGATAGAAGCTGCTAAGGCTGTAGATGGTACTTACCAGGCTATAAGAATATTTGCTAAGAGTACTAAGGTTTTAGTTATACATCAAACCGAAGCTTTAAAGAAGGGTTATTTTTTGCTAGAGTATGAGAACGATGGTCAGCCTAGTGGCATATCAGATGAAAGAGTAGAGTTCTTTGCTTTTAACTTAGACCTAAGAGATAGAATAGTATTTATACGAGCAGAGTTTTTACGAGTAAAGGCTAGAAGATATTGGAGAATAGGCGAGATAAAAGTAAAGGATAAAATAAAATATGTCAAGATGCCAACTGATGAACTTATACGCTGGTATTAATGTATATTAATAATATATTGTAATTTTGGTAATGGCATACCAATCAGCAAGTGAATTAACAAAGATGATGTTAGAGTATCTTAAGGATAATGGTAACGAAGTATGGAGGAACAATAACCTAGCAGTTAGAGGTAGAGCCTTCATAGGTAGAAAAGGAGTTCCTGACATCATTGGTTATAGTAAGAAGTATGGTCACTTTGTTTGTTGCGAGATTAAAGCTATCGGTGATAGAATGTCAGCAGATCAGATGGTATTTTTAGAAGAGTTATCAATGGCAGGAGGAACTGCGATGCTATGCCAACAGGTTAGAGACGAAACAATACAAGTAAAAATCTATAAAGATGGCGAAAACGAAGACTGGAGATTCGAGAAAGGTGAGCTTCGGAAGTAGAAAACGAGGTTCAGCAAAGAAATCATTTAATAAACATAGCCCAAAGCCGAAGGTTTACCGAGGTCAAGGCCGTTAAAACAAAACAAAATGGAAGAATTAGAATTAGAAAACAAGGAATTAAAAGCCCCTAAAACAGTAAAGAAAAACAAAGATGTTTTCTCACAGGAAACTTTTGACTTTTTACAACAAGTCTTAATTGACTTTGCAATAGATATGAAACATAGGCCTAAGCTAAAAGAAATCTTAGCAGCTACAAAGCCTGAATCAAAGAGCAATAGTATTTAATAAATAAAACAAAAAACAATGGCAGTAACTAAAGAGAAGATTTTCCTAGGAAGGTCTTTCACAATGAAGACAGCATTTGGGGAGTTTAAGAAAGTATCTTTCGGCCCTGATGATTTAAAGAAAATGAATGACTTTGCAGCAACTAATAATGGTTGGGCTAACATTCTTATTAAAAACAAAAAGGATGCTAAACCAGGTGAAGCAGGTTTCTACATCGAGCTAGATACTTGGGTAGCTGACGGTAAGCCAAAAAAGGACTTGCCATTTTAACTTATTCTTATGAAAACAAATATCAAGGAAATTATAATTAATTTATTAGTTTTGTTTGCAGGTGTTTATTTACCATTTGCTTTTATAGTAAATGAGTTTAATCCACTACAATGGCATTGGATTACTAGAAGCTTATATGTATTAACCTTGGTTGGTATGTTAACTTACGCAATGCAAGAGTTTAAGAAAAAGTAGTTTGTGTGTTTTTTTGAAATAAAGGTAGCCCTGTCGTTTCTACGATGGGGCTTTTTTGTAATAAAACACCCCCAGTTTTTACCTGAGGGTGAAACCAAAAACCACCAACTATGAGAGAGCTTCTTAAGTATTCCTATTTGTTTTATCGTAGAACCTTGTTATAACGGTTCCGAATAAGGCCTCTTGATATCTCTTGATAAAAGAGTCTGAGCTCTCATTAATATAGAAGAAGTCTTGGGATTGCATATAGACATAGCATCTGTCTTTGTCTTCATCATCTTCTGTTACTGATTCAACTAAATAAATGTTAATCCAAGCATTACTTTGCTCTGTACATTCCTCTAGATCATAGCTATCGTCTTCCGTAAGCTGTTCGATTTGCAGTAACATCTCTTGCACTCTCTTTAATGATGATTAATCTTAGTTTCATTGCTACATCTTTCAGTCTATCTTCTAATAATTTCTGCTCTAATTTTAGAGCCTTAATTACTTCATCAGGATGTTGTTCGCCCATACAAATTTACGTTTTAATTATTACAGAAATAAAAAGTGCATACCTTATTGATTATCAATATGATACACACTTATTTGTTAATTGTCTAAAGTGAGTTTGTTAATTGTCTACTTCCTAGGTAGCCTTATTATTTTGCTACCTAATGGCATAGGCACGAATATAGCAATTCTTCCGTTATCTAAAACAACCCCACATCCTAGTGTTGGTCGTTTGGGGAAAGGTCGTGAATATTCCATTGCGTAAGCGTTAATATCTATACCACAACCGACATTCATACCGAATATCATATCCTTATCTGAGCTACTATAAAGCACACCACCGAAGGAGTGAATGTGACCAATGACTGTTGATTGACGAGCATCTCTTGCTCTATTGATGGCACCAGCTTGTCCTGATGATCCTGTTCCGTGCGTATATAGAACACCATCTATTTCCCATTCTAAGGCCCATTTCCAGCCCTTAGGAGCTTCCCAGGCATCTTCATAGGTTTTGATAAATCGTTCAGGTAATCCGTTCGCTATGGCCTTTCTTTTATGTAGGGCTGAGTGGTTACCGATACATACTTTTACATTAGGGAAACGCTTGTACCAAATGTTTAGCTGTTGCATAGCCATAATAGCCTCCTTAGAAGCTGACTCCCCATTAGGGTTAGTTTCGTGAAATGAGATAGCGTGGTTATCTACTTCATCACCGATGTGAACGATTTCAGAACATTGGAACTTGTTGAATACCTCATAACAAAAGTCTAGGTATTTAGGATGGCAGAAGGGGAAGTGCGTATCACCTATGATACCCACATTTTTGGTTTTAGCCATATTGGTTGGTTTTGGTTAGTAAGGTGAGTAATGGCTCTTGCCATTTACCTTGGTTGCTCTCAAGGTTTGCTTTCTATTGTCTTTACCTCTATAGCCTACGTGCACCCAATCAGGTTTCTCTTTAGTTCCAAACTCCCAAATTAGCTGGTCGTAGTCAAGATTATCTTTTATATAATTGAATATCTCTGTATTAGTAACTCCTGTTCCACTATCATCCATATCTATGTCAGCCGCACGGCCCACACAATGATCTGAATTAACCGAACCTCCAATGAAATGGTTAAGCATTTTACCCCTGTATCCACTAGAGATATTAATTGAGCCGAAACGTAATCTTATCGGCTCAAGCACCTTTTCGCAAAGTGTCTTTAGGTTTTCTAAATGTTCTGCTGTAGGTGTATTATCTAAACCTTCTCTTTTAGCTGATTCACTTCTAGTGAACTCTGATAAATCAAAATGGGCTGTTAATTTCATTTTTTACGTTTTATAACTTTCGTTTTAACGAAGTTATATATTTGTAATGACAACCATATTATGGATAAAATGTTAACTGCTAATTGAGTAAAAGAACCAACCTTTAAAACATCCATAAAGGATAGCCAAGATATAGCTGTAGAAGCCATACCAACTGAAGTTAATTCAGTAGAATTGTAAATATTATGCATTAGATTTTTTTTGAAATATTTTCTCTGCTGTAGTTAAACCTAAACAACCAAATGCTAGACTTGCAACTGCCCAAACTAATCCCTCACTAGGTGCTTTATCTAATGGACTAAAACTATTATGGTACATTGTTACACAAAGTGAAATAACACATAATAATCCACATAACCTTTTCATACTTAATCTACCATTATCTTCTGTAAAAAATTGTTTCATCGTTTACTTTCTTTTAATTCTTTAATAAATTCATCTCTTTGACTTATTAGATACTTTTCTCTATCTATTAATCTTTGTCTTTCTTCTTCTGTTAATTTAAGTATTAACTCTTCTTTTGACTTAATCATTTGTTTATACTCGTTCATTTGACTAGTAAAAAGTGTATTTTGATAGTACATTATGCCAACTAAAATTAAAATAGTAAAAGATTGCTCTTTTAACTTACTCATAAATGTTTCTCCGTAGTTCATTTTTTGCCTATCTTGAAGTAGATACTACCAGAGTACCCAATATTATAATTTTTGTTAATATCTACGCTAAGGCCTATTAGAGCCTTATTTTTGACACCTAGCATCAAGGAAGGACTTAGTACTTCCAAGCCATTAAGTGGGCTGTATGAGCCTCTAATGCCCCAATAAAGGGTATTAGTCGGTTTACTAGCGTAGTATTCTCTCGTAATTATGGTTTTTTCGGTTAAATTGGCTTTGAAACCTCTTGCAATGATCCTATTTTGGCTGATAGTATCATTCACTACAAAGATATTAGAATCTTTTTTAATAGTGTCAGAATAGGCTTTGACCTTATAATAGTCGTTTAATACGTATAAGGTATCGTGTATAGGAACTATTACTGAATCAATGATATAGAATGGTATATCATTCCCCTTCTTGTACGTATTAACGTACAATGTTTTGTACGTAGTATCGTGTATTTCTACTATCTTTTTGTACTGAGAAGTATCAAATTGCTTAGCGATTCTAGGTAAGTAGGTAGGTTTTAGTAAAAAATATAGCCATAACACAAGGAGTATTACGGCTATAAACAAGATGTTGTCTTTAAGGAACTTCATTATCCTTCCACAACTTCTGCCTCAGGAGCTTGTGGGTTCTGCTCCTGGTTTAATTTTCCTAATAATTGTAGGATTGGGTTCGCATATTTAAATGGAACTTCCAATAGGTAGCTTTCTAAAGCTTTTAGACTCTCGTCATTTAAAGTAATCATAGTAGTTATTTTTACAAATATAAGTATTTTCTACAACCCTGCTTTGTTTAATCTATTAGATAGTTCTTCGTTTTGTTTAGATAGTTCTTGAATTGCTTTTACTAGGTATGGTATATATCCTGTTGGGTTGTACATATAATAACCATCTTTGTCTTTCCCATAAGCCTCTGGGAAATTATCTACCATATCTTGAGCTAAGAATCCTTTATAAACTACTGATTCATCTTCATCAGCTATATGATTATATGTTTTTAATTTAGCATTATTGAACAATGGTAAAACAGGTTGTTCAAAATCTTTAATGTTTGATTTTAATCTTTGGTCAGAAGGACCTGTATAAAAACCTACTGTACTTGCAGTTGGATGTGTTATACCACCAGCAATACCATTAGAAGAATTTGTAAAAAGTTGATAATAATTTCCTGAACTATATGTTGTACCTGTATCTTTTAAAACAATTGCATTATAGTTATTAGAAGCAACTGCAATACATAACCAACCCGCAGTTAAAGTACTTTGCGTATTCATTAATACTTCACCCACACTTGTAATACGCATTCTTTCGGTACCTGATACATCAAATACTAAACTACCACCACCAAAAGTTCCTAAATGCGTTAATCCATCAGGATTGCTTAATGTACCATAGTAATTAGGGTCTGTTGTATTAGAAGCACGAATAACACCAGATACTTGTAATTTATCACTAGGACTACTTGTACCAATACCTACATTACCTGATGTAGTAACAGTTAATTTTGCTGCATTGGTATCATCAGCAATACTAAAATTATTTGTACTATCAGATTGCAAACCTACTCTCCAATAATAAGTTCCTGCCGTTCCATATCTTAACCATCCATATTGAGCAGTACTACTTCTATTTAAAAATAACATTGCGTTATTAGTAGCGTTAATAGATATTGTAGATGTAGAATTTATTGTACCACTAACATCTAAAGTGTATGCAGGACTAAGTGTTCCAATTCCAATACTTCCTGATGAAGAAATAAATAATCTTGTAGCAACAGTGCTTGCAACCATTGTTTTAAAATATATTTCACTTGTATTAGCAGCCGAAGTTTCACATAATATTTGTCCGTATTTAGTAGTAGATTGATAAAAGTTTATTGCATTACCATAACCACTACCTGCACTATTTGTTAAATCCAATCCTGTATTACTATTACTTAAATTTACAGGAATATTTATGCCGCCTGTACCTGTAATAGTCATTAATGAAATTAAAGCTGCACTTCCACCTCCTGCTGCCTTATATCCAATAAAAGCAGTATTAGTTGCATTTGCATTAAATACCAACCCCCAAGAAGGTTTTGTTGCGTCGTCTTGAGCATTTGCACCATTTTGATTCGCAGTTAAACATATTCTATTTGCAGCATCATATTCACCAATTCTTGCACTTACATTTGTAGCAGCTAAAGTAAAAAGGTTATTACCAGTTACACTTAAATTCCCTGCAAAAGTACCAGCAGCCCCAGTCAATGCTCCTGTAAATCTTCCTGTACCACTAACATCTAATGTATAAGAGGGAGAAGGTTGAGCTATACCCACTGCACTACCTGTAGAGGTAATCATATTACTTAACTTGCCGAGATTATTG